CATATATACTTTGAACAATATGATGTTGACATTAGCTTAGACCTTTGCTATAATCACAGTATGACTAAGATTTCTAAAAGCCCAGAACGCCATACCTTTCAAGCAGATAATTATGTTAAACGCTGTGAAGAAGAAGGTACTACACCCCGTGAAGATTACCTAGATCTTTACAAGTCAGCACGTCAGCAGGATGAAGAAAATATGGTTGATCCTAAGTGGCAAAAGAACAATATGGAATATGATCTGCGTTCAACTGAGTGGATACTTGAAAAAGTGCGCGGAGACGATGTCTATGCTCAAAACTTATATGCTGCCATGTGCAACAACGATTTTATCAAACGTGAAATGTGGCAGATACTTAAAGAAGAAACCTGGTCATGCAGTTGGCGGCATAGTGGCGGAATTGTTGCCGACATGCAAGAAAAAGGTGACTATATCGATTGGTACTGTAGTGGCATTAGAGATACTAGAACACTCAGTGAAAGTGAACTTGCTGTACTTACCGAACAGGAACAATTTGCCTACAAAGCAGGCCAAGGATATGTCGGTGAGGGCGTTGTTACAGACGAAATAGAAAAAGACCTATACAAGTTAGGTTGGTTAGTAGTAGAAAACAAGGAATAATAAATGACACATTTAAATGGGTATCAAGAAAAAGGCTGGGGTTACGAAATCATTTGGGCAAATAATGATAAGTACTGTGGGAAAATATTAAGTTTTAATACAGCTGGTTCAAAAACTAGTTTACATTTTCATAAAGAAAGAGATAAAACTTGGTTTATAAATGCTGGACAATTTAAAGTTAGATTTATCGATACGCAGACTACCGAAATAAAAGAAGCTGTTCTTAAAGAAGGCGATGTGTTTCAAGTACCTGCATTACAACCTCATCAATTAGAAGCATTAACTAATGGTGCTATGATTTTTGAAGTAAGTACTACATACACAGTAGAAGATAATTATAGAGTAGCAGCCGGCGATTCACAAGTTAATAAGGTAGAACAAAATGGAAAATCAGACGTTTAATGTAGAAGATATTTTTGAAGATATCCCTGGGGATCCGGATAATGTCATGATGAAAATTCCTCCGGAGATTTGTGAGTTGCAGGGTTGGAAGGAAGGCGATACTCTAGATGTTACTGTGGAAAACGGAGCAATAGTTATAAAGAAACATGGCTAAAAAAGAAGACTTACTAGAACTCACAGGCACAGTTGAAGAAGTATTACCAAACTCTACATTTAGAGTTAGAGTAGCAAATATGCAACATCATGTACTTTGTTACATGGGTGGTAGACTAAAGAAGAATAAGATCAAAGTTATCATGGGAGATAACGTAAAGATTGAAATGAGCCCTTACGATCTTACCAAAGGCAGAATAACATATAGGATGTGACAGATGAATGCAACTCTTGAACGTGTAAATCTAGTATGCAACTATGTTCGAGAGTCAAACAAACACGGTGTCACTTTTAAAAAACTAATAGGTTTTACTCGTACTGCATTTAAATTACGAGATTTAGATCTTAACATAAAAACAAAAAAAGATAAATTTTTATCTACTGCTGAATTTTATGTAAATGCATATTACGATGCCGAGGATGATTTTAATAATGAAACCCCAATAGAAATTATTATACATCATAACTTTAATGACACTGATGTATTCAGTCAAACACAAATAACAGATTTTTTAATTCAAATTTATGATGCTGTTGTACACGAATATCGACATCAACAACAAAGTTTAAAAAGAAATTACGAAGTTTATTCTGACCACGATCAAAGTCCATATAACGAATATCTAACTGATCCTGACGAAATAGATGCCTATGCATTAAGTATTGCTATAGAATTGCTTAGGCATATGAATAAAGAACGAGCTAAACGATATATGAGTCGTATAACTATTATGGCTAAAATGAGACAAAATAATATGTTAGTAAGCCCAAATTTAAAATCATATATTGATCATTTTGGACTAAATCAAGTTACCAAAAAGATATCCAAAAAGGTCTATAAACACCTAGAGGCTCTTGACAGACGACATATTTTCCTGTAAAATACTAGCATTGTTCAACAACCTAGGAGCGCAAGGTGTCAAAAGAATTTCCCCTACAACAAGTTTTGGAACTGGCCTGCGCCGCTCAACGAGTTAACGGTGAGTATCTTAAAGAAGTAGAAAGCGTTTTTGACAGCGAAGGCAAGTTTATGTACATGAAACATGCCAATAAGGTATTGGTTAGAAAGTCTCTCAAACTAGGCGACTCAACTAATACAGCTCCAGAGTTTGCGCCACAAGAAATCTTTGTAGAAGATGCAGATCGTGAGTTGGCTAACGAAATCCAAAAGTATTTCAAACGATTGATGTTTGCCGCAGTCAAAGGCGATAACGAATTCCAAATGGAAGTTAATACCTTGTTGACATTAGGTGTAGTCCCTGACAACAAGATTGGTTTTATTGCCTGCTTGCCTAGCGTTTATCGTAGAGACTCTGCTAACAGTCAAATTGAAAAACGTGCCAGGAATGCAGATAAGGAATATCTGTCTGCCGTTGGATCAAGTCTTTTTGATAAGGACTGTGAGATTCTAGCGTCCCAACGCTCAAAGAACTTTGATGCTTGGAATGTTGATGCTATAATAGACAATAAGATGGTATCGTGGTTCAGCAAAGTAGATATGAAAGTTGGGCCATGTGTAGTAATTAAAAGTAAAGTCAAAGACCATAGCCTACATTGGAAGTATGGTAATCCGGTAACCCGTTTAAACTTTGTAAAGGCAGTACAATGATCACAGGGAGTATTTGGTTTGCAGGCAACGAATGCATTGGCATCGTACAGATTGTGCAAGAACACGAACGTGATGAATATCGCCAGACTGGCAAGGCTGATTTCAAATATTACATCGGAGTAGCGCCTGGTCAGAATGAAAAGACTGATTCTAACTATATCGCTGATTATGGTGTGCCATTTGATCGTGAAGCCGGCAACGTACTATTTGGAGTTATTCGATGAGTGAAGAATTTGAAAAATATGACGCTTTTGTTAAGCATATGGAACAACGTTTTCCAAAGATGTTTGAAACTCCATATGGTGGATTCTGCTGTGGCGAAGGCTGGTGGCCTATTCTAGAAAAACTGTGCAGTAACATACAAAGTCATATTGATTGGAAGAACAAGCAATCAGAAATAGTGCCACAAGTAACAGTGGCACAGATTAAAGAGAAGTTCGGCGGACTACGTTTCTACTATGATGGCGGTGACGATCATATTAATGGAATGGTTCGTATGGCAGAAGCATGGGCAGATGCCAGTTGTGAAGAATGTGGATCTCCAGGTAAGAGAAGAGATGGCGGGTGGATTAAGACTCTGTGCGATATACACGAAGCAGAGCGTCAACAACGAGTAAAACAATATGAAAATCAAATTAGTCAGTGATCTCCATTTAGAGTTCTCTGATATAAACATTACTAACTATGAAGGCTGCGATGTTCTAATCCTCTCTGGCGACATTATGGTTGCTGAAGACCTACACAATCATAGCGAAGAAAGTGTAAGAACTGCCGCCATGATTGAAAGTTTAGGCAGTAGGCAAGCGTGTGCCCAACGGTTTCGTGACTTTCTTAAGCGTGTTAGTTTCCAGTTCCCACACGTAGTTTACGTTGCAGGCAATCACGAGTTCTACCACGGTAGATGGGATCAGAGCTTGATCACACTAAGTAATGAGTGTGCCAAGTTCCCTAACGTCTACTTCTTGGAAGCAGGCAGTAAGAAGATTGATGATGTAACTTTTATTGGTGGAACACTTTGGACTGACATGAACCGAGGCGATCCTCTAACATTACACTCTGTACGTGACATGATGAACGACTTTACTGTTATTAAAAAGGATCTTGAAGGCTACACTAGACTTAAGCCTCATGACACAGTTGTTCGCCATAAGCACATGCTGGGCTATATCAAACAAATTGTTGCTGAACGGCACGATGAGAAGTTTGTTGTAGTTGGACATCACAGTCCTAGCAAGTTATCAACTCATGAGCAGTATAAAGATCAATACCTAATGAATGGTGCTTACAGCAGTGACTTGAGTGAGTTTATTCTTGATCGTCCGCAGATCAAACTGTGGACGCATGGGCATACCCATCATCCGTTTGACTATATGATCGGTAGTACTCGTGTAGTTTGCAACCCTCGTGGCTATGAAGGCTATGAGCCAGAGAGTGGCTGGAATCCTAACATTGTAATAGAGGTATAATATGGAACAATTGAGTATTGTAGAGATGGCTAAGAAAACAGCCGAAGGTATGAATTTTTTAATTGTTAAACTTGCAGAACGAGTTGATGAATTAGAAAAAGAAAATGCAGACCTTAAACAAAAACTGAGTGCGCATGATGACGACCTTAAGTGAGAAAGATGTAAAGATCTTTAAGAAGTGGCTGAAAGGTCACTTGGCATATGGTCCTACTACTATAGTCTTTACTAAGAAGGACGGCACAGAACGAACTATGACTTGTACAACTAAGCCAGAGCTTGTTCCTGCCGAATCTATCGTAGAAGGCGTGGAGAAAAAGGAAAAGAAAGTCAACGAAGAAGTTATCCCAGTCTACGATTTAGATGCTAAAGGATGGCGTAGCTTTCGGTGGGATTCAGTTAAACAAGTAAGGTTTACATTATAATGAGACAATATGTAGAAGATACCTGTGAAGTTCTATGTGAAGATAACGGGCGTAAAATGGTTGCAGATCTTTTGAGCTTTCGAGAGCATGATCATCTTGCGGTTAGTTTAGAAAAACAGTTAAAATTAGAAATGCGGTGGAACGGCCAAATCTATGAAGGCAAGATGGGACGTTTAAGTTTTACATCAGACGGCCCTCTAGTTCGAAACGTTAAACAAGGCAGAAGATGAAAATCGGATTAAGTTATAGTCGTTGCGTTCGTGATATTGTTGACGGCGTAGTAGACATTGCCGATGTGTTGGTCATTATCAGTCGTACAGATTTTGATCCGCATGACAATGAACAATGGCAGGGTATTTGGCAAGGATATCATCAGCGTGGCGGTTGGAGTAATCCCGAATGGGGCCACTATGCAGAGGAAGATGAAGACCGCTTTCGTTCAGTAAGCATTGAACTTTGGGAGACTGGTAAGTTACATCAGCCTCGTAAGTTTGGCGCTCACCCTAGTCGCCGCCCGGAAATTTGGCTAGAAGCAGTATTGCCTAGCAGTGAATTAAAAAAGAATCCTGCCGCTAAAATTGCTTGGGACAAGTTCCAAACAGTTGCAGGTTTAACAAATGTAAATTTAGATAAGGATTATCAATAATGCCAAATTTAGTACCAATGGTAATTGAGCAAGAGGCTCGTGGAGAACGCAGTTATGACATTTATAGTCGACTGCTCAAAGATCGTATTGTTATGTTGGATACAGATGTCAACGAACACTCTGCTAGTTTGCTTGTAGCACAGTTGCTATTTTTAGAAAGTCAAGGCAATGAAGATATCACATTCTTTATTAACAGCCCCGGAGGTGTAGTTACTGCTGGTATGGCTATCTACGATACCATGCAGTTTATTAAACCAGATGTGTGTACTGTAGTTATGGGCCAGGCCTGTAGTATGGGCAGTTTGCTAGCTACAGCGGGTGCGGCAGGTAAGCGTAAAATGCTCCCTAATGCTCGCCACATGATTCATCAGCCGAGTGGTGGTGCTCGCGGCCAAGCTACAGACATGGAGATCCAAGTCAAAGAGATTTTGATTATGAAGAAAAATCTAACTCAAATCTATGTAAATCACAATAGCAAGGATAAAACTTTTAATGAGTTTTATGCGGCAATGGAACGTGATAACTTTATGAGTGCGCAAGAGGCTTTAGAGTTTGGGTTAATTGACGAAATCATTACAAAACGACCATGATAAACAATATTATAATTTTAGATGACGTTGTTAGTGTGCCGTATCAAGATGCGATCGAAGCAGCGGTAATGGCTCCGGATCTACCTTGGTACTATAAACCAGTGTTAACTAAGCCTGTAAAAAATGAAATAGTTCAAGATAATGATAGTCCTGGGTGGTTTCATGGATTTTTTAGTACAGATGACGGAGGTCCTACTAGTCCGTTGTCATCAATATTATTACCGTTAATGTACGAAGGTCTTGGAAAAGCCGGACACTATCCTAAAAATTATTTTAACGGTAGGCTTTTTATGATGCAGCCAAGATTTAAAAATTCTCCCGATATTGACAACTGGATATGGCATATTGACAAAAAAATCAAACATTTAGTATGTCTGTATTATGCTAATAATTCTTCCGGACCAACTATTATTTCAGACGCAATATATGGCAAAAATAAGTTTGATCAATTTTTAGAAAATGTAGATTTGCCTGTACTGCAAAAAATAGAACCAAAAAAAGGTAGAATGGTTATATTTGACGGGTATAGATATCACGCTGCATCTAATCCTGAAACAGGTAGACGAATAGTTATTAATTTTAATGTAGCTATATAATTGCTGATAAAGTTATCTCGGAATGCCCATAATTAAAACTTAGATAGATCTAATATACGTTGTAACTCTAGGGATTCTTTTATTCCTAGCTTTGCCATAGCGGTACGAGTTTCTGGACCCATTTTTCCATCGGCACCATGTTTGGGCAATGCGTTAGGATCTTTAGCCAGTATTCGATCTTGTAGAGCTTTTACTTTGGGATCAGTGTTGTTTGATCCTACTTTGTTAGTAGCTTTATATTTTGGATTATTTTCGTATTCCCAACGAGGGCTAGTACTACTTCCGGCACCTGAGGTATTTGCCCATGCATCGTATTCTGCTTGAGGCAAAGACTTTAACCATTGATTTAAAGTTCCTTGATCTGCTATCTTTCCATTTTTATCAACAAATCTGTTGACTATAGTACCCATTCGATCATCACCTATTTGGGGACTCATAACACCACCATTATCTACAGGTTGCCACCATATTGTTTTTACTGGATTAAACGGCAAGTCTGTTGCTGGTGATGGTCTAAGCAAATACCAAGTTCCGGGAGCAGTTGAATCCGGGCTTGGAACTTCTTGATAATTACCTTTAGGAGGTGCAACTGCCTTCCCCCCAGACCCTGAAAATTGATTCCATCCAGAAGGAACAGTGTCGTATTCATTTATTTGAATGGTTTCAGCTAGATAATCTTTAAAAGTTTTCATAGTAATATTTATATTAAGCAACATCATTTTTAAAAATATTAATAAAGTGCGCAGTTAATGGTACTAGACACTACACTTAAATATTTAAAATAGGAGAGTGGTGTGTCTAGGAAACCATTTAATTGGGCGTTATTGGACAGAGATAATTTGTACACTATGATGTACGAGTTAAAGCCTTTTGTAGTGGGCAAGCGTCTTGCCATTAAAACCTTACAAAAATTACTAAGTGATCATCTCAAATGGCATCTTCCTATTAGAGTTAGACTGAAACGTGATCCTACACACGATAAGGGCATTGTTTATATCGGCGGCGTATACTATGCTCATTATGATCAAGAAGAACGTAACCAGATCGAAATAAATTTTAGTTATAGATCCACTAGCTCTGAAATTAAACTTTCAGACAGTCGATGGGATAGAATGTGCAGATTATTTGCAGATACTATCTTACACGAGATTGTACATATGAGACAATATCGTACTAGACAGTTCAAAGATATTCCCGGATATCAAAGTACAGCCTACTATGCTAGAGATCGTAAAGAGCAAGAATACTACGGTCATAAAGATGAAATGGGCGCATTTGCTTTTAATATTGCCTGTGAGTTACATGACAAATTTGGCAACAATTTTGACGCAGCCAAACACTACTTAGACAACAATCTATCCAAACGTGCTAAAAAATCCTGCTGGCACAAGTACATGAAAACATTTGATTGGAACCATAACCATCCAGTTATACGCTCTATGAAAAAGAAAATCATTAGAAACTTACCCTATGCCCAAATTGGCAAGCCATTTAAAACTCCAGACCACTTGACTTATTAACTGCTAGACTGTATAATATATACATTAAACAGCAGAAAGGTCTAGTATGCATGATCCGTGCCAAAATGTAATTTCCACCCTTGAAGATCACAATAGTCGTTTGGACAAAGAAGCCATTATTTTGGCTCAAGCAGAAGCAGGTAATAAAGAGTTCTTTGAAGGTGCCAGGCTTGCATTAGACCCTATGATCACATTTGGATTGAAACAGATCCCGGAGAAAAAAGATGAAGATGGTTCTGGTTTGGATTGGGATAGTTTTAGCCTCATTATCACTGGCTTTGTTAATCGCTCACTCACAGGCAACCTTGCTCGTGACACCGTTGCTAAAATGATGGCTAGTGCCACCAAGGCGCAATGGAATGGGTGGTATCGACGCATACTGATTAAAGACCTGCGATGCGGCACAAGTGAAAAAACTATCAACAAAGTTGTAGAAAAGAAATATGCTGATTACATTATACCTATTTTTAGTTGTCAGCTTGCTCATGATAGTGCTAATCATGAATCGAAAGTATCTGGAAAGAAACTTATCGAAGTTAAACTCGACGGTGTCCGTGTTATCACTATTGTCCGTACAGACGGGCGTGTTGATATGTTTAGCCGCAACGGTAAAGAGCTTGCTAACTTTCCACATGTGACTGAACAAATCAGTGCAGTGGTTAAGAAAACTCCTCCGCCTTATGATATCGTGCTTGACGGTGAAATTATGTCTAGTAGTTTCCAGGATCTAATGACGCAGGTGCATAGAAAGAGTGACGTTAAAGCCAATGATGCTATCCTAAACTTGTTCGACATGTGTCCACTTGATGACTTTGAACTAGGCAGCTGGGGTAAAAGCCAGACAGTTCGCAGCCAAATGGTGCAGGCATGGGTTGAACAGAATCACACAGACTTGCCTAATGTCACTTGTCTTGCTAACGAGCTAGTTGATTTGGACACAGCTGAAGGTCAGTTGCGTTACAAAGAAATTAACGCACAGGCAGTTGCTGGTGGCTATGAAGGTATTATGATCAAAGATCCAGAAGCTGGATACGAATGTAAACGTTCAGTAGCTTGGCTCAAATTAAAGCCATTTATTGAAGTATCATTGGAGGTAGTAGATGTCGAAGAAGGAACAGGACGAAACATTGGACGGCTTGGAGCGATTGTATGCCAAGGAGTCGACGATGGAAAAACTATCCAAGTCAATGTGGGCAGTGGGTTTAGTGATAGTGATCGCGATATTTTTTGGACTTCACGCGATTCCCTACTTGGCCAGGTCGTGGAAGTGCGAGCAGATGCCGTCACCCAAAACCAAGACGGAACATACAGTCTGCGATTTCCAAGGTTCCTACGGTTCCGTGGATTCCAAGTAGGAGAGAAACTTTGAAGATAAGTACTAGAACAAGTAATATTAGAACCATACGACATGGTGATGCTAAATTCATGCTTCAGGACGGTCTTGTAATATG